GTCAAAGGCTGAGAAGTAGCCAGCAACGGTTCCCTTTTCGGTGTCCACGTCCTTGAGTTCTAGGCTCGTGTTCTTCGTGGTGTATACTTTATCCATACTCTTATTTTCTTGCACAATCTTTTTAGACCAGTAGTAGGCTGGCTTACCGCCCCAAGCGTCATACATTAGGTTTCCGCACTTCTCATAGCTTCCCCCGTCATAGTACTCCGAAGCCCTAGCTAAATAGCTATAAACCCTCTTCACGACATCTAAGGACAATTCACGGCCTTTGGCTAGGTCGTTCGCTCGTTGCTTCCCTACGTCCGTTCCACACGTCCCCCAACCATTTTCAGCGACATAATCCAAAACCCCTTGGGCCTTGTCAATGATTTCCTGAGTTGGTTTAAACATAGGGTCTAAGATAATTCCGTGGGTTCTTGCCCCTTTGGGTAAAAGCCGTAGGTCTTGGCGAACTGCTCCCTTGATCTTAACGCCCAATAATCCCCGTCATATAGTCCAGGTCTTTCAACAACCACGAGCGGCCTACCTAGTTTAACGGACTTAGCTAATAATCTGTAATCAAAACGGTGTGGGCCAACCAATTCGTAAGCCCTTTGACCATACTTCTTAATATATTCGTCTGCCGCACTCATATTCCATTAGATTCTAATAATTCATCTACCATCTTGACCATCTCGTTATAAAGGGACTTGTCAAAATGCTCAAAAATTGGGTTTCCTAAAAATCTGTTCTCCATAGCGTGTGCGAAAAATTCAGCTTCCGCATTTGTCGGAATAGCCCAGTACATTTTACTATGCCCGAACCCAATCATTCCCCTACTTAACGCTTGCATTGTATCCGCATAGCTTGCGAATCCCTCAATTATATCCTCTCCATTCAGTCCCTTTAGAGAACCCCTCTTTAACTTCAATCTATCTTCAAAGAATTCACTTTCATTAAATTGAACCCTAGCATCTAATAATTGGTAATAGTCATCTACAACATCTCTAAACCCGTTTTCTTGGCTAACATATTTCTCTTTCAGCTTGGAAAAAGCCTCGGATTGGGTTCTAGATGACCCATAAGCATAGCCTTTAGAGCGTAGCCGATTGAACAAACCTGAAAACCCTTGGTCTAGATCGTCACCGAATTTTTCGGGTCTTATAATGCCTTGTCTATTATGTATAGCGTGACCATATTCGTGATATAAGACCCTAGAACCCTGATTATTCCCACTCCTTATCCTTGACGCATTTGTTATGTTTATCTTGCTTTCTGATGCGTTGTAGGTGGAACCTTTACCCTCGTGGGTTACGTTGCTTATCCCGAAGAAATTCCCCTCTCTATTACTCTTCTTGGGTGGTATGGATAGCAACTTTTGAAACTTCTCATCTAGCTTGGGGACTTTTATCCCGTTGGCCTTGTACCACTTAAACACCTTGTCTAGTGAATTGGTCACCTCCTTAGAGATACCGAAGCCCGTAGGCTTAACATCTTCAGGAATTATAGGGGTCGGGATGTTCGCTTGAGGTGGTGGGGGTGCTGGTGTTTCCTCTTCGATTCTTCGCCACCCTAACGCACAACGGCAATTGATTACTTGGCTTGGGCCTCCTCTTCGGTCACCTGGAAACTGCATTTTAGAGCCACCAACCTCGAAATCCTCTTCTGCTCCTATGGTTTCGCTCCGTTTCATCTCGTTGTGAGAATTACGGGTTCTAGCATCCTTCTTAGCGATCCAATATTTCCCCATTGTGACCCCGTACTTCTGAAACAATTCCTGAGAACCTAGATACTCACCGTAAGAAGCGGCACTAAGGGTTTCAGTTCGGGCTATTCTTTCGGCTTGGAAGCGTGAAGTTCTCTTCAGGTTCCTTAGAAACTTGTCTTTTTTCAGTGCATCGGTTACCGCCCTTATCCCTTTGCCGTCTTGAATGGCATCGTAGACAACCGAATTAAGAAGCCTTTGCGCCCCAATCTCAGAAGTTAGGCTTATGGTCTTTATTTGGTTTAGGTTGCTCCGAAAGTATTTGCCAATAGCCTCGGTCTTCCATTGCACCTTTGGGATACCCTCGCTTAGATCACTCTTAAACTTGCCTTGTGCGAAGTCCTTAACGAACTGGTCAGAGAACAAATACCCAGCATCAAAATAAAGGTCTTCAACTAGCTTCTCTACGTCAGTAGAAGGGTAGTTTATGGGGTAAATGACGTTCTCTAGGTTACTTAGGTCGGCCCCCTTTATATACTTTAGATTGGCCTTGTAGATTTCTTCCGTGAGTTCACGAGCGTAACGCCTAGAAATCTTGTCCCTACGTCTGTTAACGTCTAAATATCGCTTGTCTGCTGGACTCATTCTTCACCTTCAAAGCCGCTTAAATCAATTGGCGTAAGGCTAGAAGGTACATAGACTTGGTTCATATCAGCGTCCTCAATAGCGGCAAGCCCCATCATTTCCCTTTTCTCGTTCGGGGTCATCCAGTAAGCACCACTAAGGGCAGAAACTTGCTCCTTCTTGTCGGCTTGAAGTTCGGGAATCTCACTAGTGTCAAACTTGAAATAAACCCCCTCGTCATTCATAAATAAACGATTGAAGGAATATTCGAACTTACTCAGAGTAGGTAAAATAGAGTCCGTGTAAGCTTGCTTTCTGTACTGCTCCTGATTCGAGAATGTGCTAGAATCGTTGTTATTGAACAGACCAACGGGCAAATTATAGGCGTTGCAAACGTCACTAAGGGAAAGGTCTAGAACCTCCATTATTCCCATGTCCACGGGAGTGATACCAAAGTTAATGTAACCCAGGTCACCGACACCAACACCAATAGAATTACTATTTGAGTTCTTTCTGACTTCCTTAATGCTTTGGCGCATCTCGTTAATTTCATCCTGAGTCCACGCATCTTTACCACCAGCGAAGTCAATTCCCTTATTATAGAGAATACCAGCCGCCCCTTGGTTATCCATAGATGCTTTTTGGGAATCATAGCCACTATTTGAAGTCTGAATTGATTTGAAGGCCGCTTGAAGTGGGCTTTGTCCGTATAAATGTTCACCGCTTCCGAAGGCCATTTGGACATTCTTAATGTGGATCACATTGTCTGCGTCCATCTTCGTGTTTATGTAACCCTCGGTGAATCTGTATTCCGCTACCCCTCTACCGCTCTTACCTGAGATGGCCTCTATGTATACGCTAGGCAAAGCTTCCACGAGCAGGATTCGACCCTCGGTAATTGCGGTTTCGCCCTTCTGACAATAGATATAACCGTTACCCGTCAAAAGGTAGTTAGAATAGAGATTAGCTAGGAAGTCGTTAAAACTTTGGTAGCTATTGGGCTGGTCTTTGACCCTCTCTAGTGGTTCGTATTCTATCTTGTTCCCCTCGGCATCATACGCACACAGAGGCACGTTAGACATCTTCTTACTAAGGAAATTTATAACGGAGTAAACGTCAGGGTTCTTCTGATAGGCTTGCTCTAGTAAACTCTCAAAGTTGAACGGTTGCCATATTGCTGAGTTCGCCCCCAAGTGGGTTAGCTGGGCCGTGAGGAGTTTGCTTAACTGCTCCTGAATCTTAGACTCTTTTCGGTCGTACTTTAGAAAGTCGAGTAATGCCATAGCACAAAAGTAATTTAGCCCTTTAACCCCGTTTATATAAAAACCCCACGCTATACCTCAGAGCGTCAAGAAGGTGGTTGAAGGAATCTATTGGCTTTTCCGTGGGTCGCTCGTTTTTGTCTAAGTGCCAAACATAAGACCCTAGTTCCCTCTCTAAGTCTTTGCTTCGTCTTGTGTACAGAACCTCCTTGGACTGGAGTAGCTTAATACCATTTCTAATAGAGTCAGGCCCCTTAATCGCACCAATTGCGTTTAGTCCCCCTCTTCTTAGTTCAGCTATGCTCTTAGGTTCTGCACTATCACAGATAACCCGTAACCCCTCACATTCGTGTTTTATCTTCTCAACTAACTCAGTATTAGTAAGATGCGTTTCGTACACCAGTTCATCGACATAGACCCGATCGTTATGCTTACCGACCTTTAGGACTGCCGTGGGGTCTTGTGAAAAGCCGAAGTCGATACCAACGCAAACATCTGAACACTCCGAAAAGTCTAGTTCTTCTACCTTGGTGAAGTTCCTATAAATTCTGCCCTTCTTGCCTCTGCCTCGTTCACCTAATCCAAACACCGCCCAATCTTCAGGGCTTGACGTTTTGAGGCTTTCAATTTCGACAATGATAGACTTTGGTAAGTGTGGGTTGTCCTTATAGGTGGTGACAATTAAAGCGGCATCTTCTCTAGACTCTACTTCGTACCACCAGCCATCTAAATCGCTAGGGTTGTAACTAAGGATAATAAACCCCGTGGTTCTGTAAGATAGTTGTCTAAATGACTCAGCGGTTATTTCGTTGCATTCGTCTAAAAAAAGTGCATCCCGTTTCCGTCCTCTTAACTTTTGGGGTTGATCCAAGCTAATAAATTCAACGGTATTCCCTCTAAGTTTATAGATTCCCTCGGTCTTATTATGGTCTTCCTCAACGTATGCCTCAAAGCTTTGCAGTATTTCCACGAAGTCCCGAAGGGTTGAGGCTTTTAAGGCTGGTAATGTTTGCCGTGCTATGGTAATAACCATCCCAGCATTGGGGTACTTATAACAAAGTTCAATAAGGAACTGAACGGCACTATATGACTTTCCCGACCTTGTGCCCCCTCTTAGGCTTATAAGCCTTTTAGACTCGTGGTTTTCTCTTAGAAATTTAAGGTTCGGGTTCGTCATCCTCAATAGCCTCCTTAATCATCCAAGGGGGTAAAGTTATTTGCGTGCCGCTTTCATCTCTCACTAGAGCCTCCACACTTACCGCCTTGAGTTCAGGAATAACGAATTTACTTATTTTTAGGAAAATGTCAACCGCACGGGCTGGGTCAGGAGCGTTAGACCACACAACGGCCCCACGTTCGTCCCTAATTATGTTCCCTCCCTCATCTCTTTGGGGTACACCTTCAGCCGTGTCCATTAGGAACTTGTGAATTCTAGGCTGAACACCGTCAGCCATTTTCGCAAAGATGCGCCTTATTTCCTCTATCTCCCGTTTCGAAGACTTGTGCCGCTTACTAGCTGACTTCTTTCGATCCTCTTCGGTGAATCT